TCGCGTCAGCTTCTGAATGTTCGGATAGCCGCCCGCGCCGACGTGCCACCAGGCCGGAAATCCGATGCTCAAAACGAGCCCAGTTCCTCGAGAACACGATTCAGGTCGTGCGCGCCCTTCTGGACAATGGTCTTGCCGTCGAGGTTCTTGATCGACTCGTCATGGTCGCCGCGGCCGTACTCATGCGGTAGCCCATAGTCGACAGAGCCCGCCGCGCCAATGCCGCCGACCGTCATCACACCGACCCACATATCGTGGTGGACGCCGCCGATCTCGGTGTGCGCGTGCACAGATGAGGCCAGGCGGCCGGTGCGCTTGGCGATCATCGCCTGCAACAGCAGCGCTGCGGTGGCCGCCCGTTCGCCCACAATCTCGCGCATGCGCGGGGAGATCTTCGCGTATGCGATAGCGTCGTTATGTGGCTGCAGGGGAATATTGATGTCGGTTAGAAACGGCACCGTTATTCCCTTCCCTTACGGATGATGTCGACGCCGCGAGCCTCTGGTAGCCATTCGGCCTTGAAACCGAATCCGACCCAGCCGAAGTCCTCGCCGGTAAACGGCTGGTCCATGTCGCCGCGCGGCTGACCGGCGAGCGTGTAGAGCCGACCGTTGTAGGTGAACTGGTCACCCGCTCTACGGTCGATTCCGCGCGGAATGAACACCTGACGGCTTGTATCCGAGATGACGACCGGGGTATCGCCCAATACGGTTGGCGCCCTGTTGCCGTCGGCGTCCAAGGCTGGCCGCTGAAAGGTGACCGTGGGCGCGTAGGCCGGATTCAGTAGTGACATCAGGTCTGGCTTGACGGCTGGATATTCCAGAACGTCTGCGGCACCCGAACGTTGCTCGTCGGGGTGATAGACGCCGTCGGTGGTGTCGGGCCGACAAGCCGCTGCAGCTCCTGGCGCGTCAGGTACAGGTTGCCAACAGGGTTGACGTACTGCACCGTTACCGACATGTCGGCCATTGACTGACTGCCGCTACTGGCGCCGCCGCCGCCGATCATGGCCCGCTTGACCATATCCAGAGACACCCACTTGAGTGCCGTCGGGACAAAGTCCGCAGCGCCGGGCTGCTCGTCAATGAGATCCCCTGCGGCGCCGAGCAGCACGTCAGCGCGTGACTGCTCGGCGTCCGACAGGGTCCGCCAGTACTCCCCTAAATCATCAGAGGTGGCGTATGGTCCCGGCATCGTGACTAGGCGACAGCCAGGCCGCGGAGCACGCCGTGGGCGAGCTGGTTGCCGTACTTGAGGCCGATCTCGCCATAGATCTGCGTGTTGTTGGCCGAACCCGTCTTGGCGAGCTCCTCCTCGAACAGCACACCCATGCCGGGGATCGACAAGAACACGGGGTCAATCTGTTCCATCGACACGGCGACAACACAGTCGGGCGGAAGTGCACGCTCGACAACGAGGTTCAGATCGCCGAAGTCAGTCGTGATCCGGTCAACGGCGACGCCGCCGACGGTGTGACCGGCCTGGGCGCCGAGGGCACCGTTGTAGTTGTTGCCATAAGCGGTCGCGAACGCCTTGGAGATGCGCTGCTTCTGCACCGACGGCACGAACAGCGTGCGGGTGTCGCCCTGCGTCAGGCCACCGTTATCGAAGATGCCACGAACGAAGTCGTTGACCTTGTCGACCGAGACGCCAACGGCGGCCGTGCCCGACACCTGAACGTACTTGACGTTCGCAGTGCCGAGGGTGATCGCCGAACCGCCTGCGGTCGCGGCCACCTTGAACGTGCCCGAGGCCGAGGAAACCACATAGTAGTAGCGGTCGCGGCGGACAGCGGTCGAGGCGCCGGGGTCGGTGAACACGACACGGTCACCGTTGGACATGCCGTGTGAGGCAGCCGTGACGGTGTCGGTCGCCGTGGTCGCGGAAACCTCGGCCAGGGCGAACGTCTTGTTGGTGGTGACCACCGAAAGCAGACCGGCCATCTGGCGCGCGGTGCTGGTGTCAGTGGGAACGTTCTTCTGCCCATGCCAGAAGGCATAGTTGCAGTCGCGGGCAATCTGCTTGAGCGACTGCGCGATCTGCCAGGTGTGCTCATTGGTGACGGGGTTACCGACGCCGAGGCCGTCGTAGCTGTTGTACGGAGCAGACTGGGTGGTTGCGAACTGACCAACGGCGGCGTTCTTGGTGTAGGACGTCGATACCTTCTCGTGGAAGATCTGCACGATGTTCTTCACGTTGCCCCGCACGCGCTCTTCAGCGGTCGGCGCGTCAGCACCCTCAATACGGGTACGGACGTCGGGGTCACGCAGATCGTAGGTCTGCCACTCGAACTCGGTGCTGGTGGCCTGCATGCCGCCACCAAGGCCACCGGCCATCGACAGCAGCGGGGTTTCAGTCGGGGTCAGCGCGAACAATTCGCCGTGGTAGTTAGGAAGGTTGAATGTGGTTCCAAGACCGGTGATACCGGACATAGTGGTCTCCTATTTCTTACTGGAATAGAACTTGTGTTGCTTGAGGGCGATCGCCTGCTCGAGCTTCCCCGCCTTCATAGCGGCGTCAATCTGAGCGTCGATCGGGACAGCACCAGTACCTGACTGGCCCTGCCCGCGGTTGGGCGTAAAGCCCTGCGCAACTGCTTGTTTCACCAGTCCCGGCTCATCTATAGCGAGCTGGTCAAAGCGTTGCTGAAGTCTGTTTGCATCCACACCGTCGGCCGTGGCGAACTCGGATAGGTCGCCGATCATCGCGAGCGCGGCATTAGCGCTGCTGAACTTCTCGGCGGCAATACTTTCCGCGACAGAACGAACCGCGCGGGTTTTCCATGCGTCGCGCTCTGCAGAGGTATTCCCGATATCCTCTTTGAGGCGTTCATTCTCGGTCAGCGACTCTTGGCGCAACCGTTCGTGTTCCGCGAGAATCGGATCGGCCTTCGCCTTATAGTCGGCGTTCTCGGTGCGCAAGTTCTGGATGAGGTTCCATGCGCGCTGCGGGTCGAATTCCTCGTTAGAACCCCACGGCGGCTTAGGTGCGCCGTTCAGCAAGTCGGTAGCCGTCAACCCGTCGGGCGCGGGATCGGTCGTTGGCGTCTGCTGCTGCGGCTCGGGTGGTGCGGTCGGCTCGGCTGCGGGGGTCGGTTGTGCGCCGGGCATCTGGTTAGGCGTTGGAGCGGTCATGCGGTCTATGCCTCCTGGGCATTAAAAAGCCCCGCCACCTCGGCAGGGCTGGATAAACTACCTTTGTACTGCTGTCTATTTCAGGCCATGTAGCTCGCGCATTTTCGCGAGGATCTTCTTGGTATCGCTGCTTGTGCCCGCGTCTGCGGTGGCTTTTTGATACATGTCCTGAAAGTCTTGAAAGTTCGGCGAGAAGTCGCGAGCGTTGTCGCCCGGCCACACCGGGACCGCCTCGCAGTCGCAATGGTCGTGATACTTGTCGCCGTTCTCGGCGAACACATGCAGGCGGCCGGTTTCCTCGTCGTGGCGCACATTCCTGGCGCTGTAGCCGCTGAAGTTGGCCTTACCCTTCGGGATCGACTGCAGCTCGCGTGACGCCAACATGACACAGAATGCGCATGTCTTCGCGCCGCGCGGGACTCGGATATATCGCGGCTGTTCAGGATCGGCTGCAGCGTTCTCGGCGATCGTGTCACGCGCTGGCTGTACTACGTGGCGCTGCAGCCCACCTTCTAGCCGCGCGGGCACACGCTGTTCAACAGGTAGGTCGCTGGTCGTCTGCGGCGTCGTGTCCGCGCTGACGGTGTTGCCGAGGAACGCCGAGCGCACAGCCTTCTCGATGACTACCTGCGGCACGGGCTCAGATGGGACCGCACGATACTGCGACCGGAATTGCTTCGTCGCGCGCAGTGAGTCGTATGTCTGCGCCGCAATCGTCGCTGTCGCCTGTCCGTACTGGCGGACAATCGCTCCGTAAACAGTTGTGACAGCCTGCACGGCGTCCGGTGACTGCCAGTCCACCCTCGGCCATAGCGTGGCGAGTTGGTTCGCGGCTACTGCCACAATGGCGGCGTTGCGTGCCGCCTGCGCGTCAGCCTGCGGTTGCGCCATCAGTTGAACGGCTGGTGTTCAGCCCGGCTAACGCCTGCGGCTGCTGGCCGTCCATCGGCTGCGCAGGATTACCGCCACCGGGTGCGGTGGGCGGCTTCAGCCCAGCGATCTGCTGATCAAGCATCTGTAGCTGGAACTTGTCGCGCTGCGCCGCGATACGCTTGCGCTGCACCGCAGTCCAGCCGAGGAACGCCAGGGCGTCATCCGACGTCGGCGGCAACAACCCTGCCTGAACCTGCGTAGCGATCGTGACGGCATCCGCATTGGGTGTCGGGATTCCCGTGTACGCCCAGTCGGTTTCCATCTGGCGATCGTCTTCGCTGGCGCTCCCCTTGATCCGGCGGGCCATCCGCATAACCGATTCCCAGTCGTTGCCGAATGACACCGCCAGCCGGTCTGCGGTCGTCTTCAGCCGGAAGTCAGACATACGGATCGCGTCGGCCGACGCCGGGTTACCGTCGCTGAAGATGCCGTGATACTGCGGCGGCAAACCCGTGTGACCGGACATGATCTGCGCCTGGTGATTCAAGGTGCTGATGAACCCGTCGGGTGAATCGCCGCGGACCTCGTGCACCTGGGGCAGAGTCCCGAACTCATCGGCCTTCAATGTGTTCAGTCGCCCGGCGAACGTCTCCCACGCCGTAGCTATCTCACCGTTCGACTTCCGAAAGTCCTGCTCGCTCACGCCGAGAAGAATGATCTTCATCATGGCGAAAAATTCGCCAGCCACCTCCGAGCGGACCAGCGTTCGGCAAGCGCGGTCCTGCGTGTTGCGCCACGCCGCGTTCATCGCCGAACAGCCGTAGCGGTTACGCGCGGTCGGCTTGTGCGCGAACATTTGAACGGGTACGAATTGCTGATCAGTTACGTTGCGGTCGTTGCGGTCGTCAACTTGCCAACCTCTCTCCCCCATAGAGAGTTGGATTGTCGAGGTTCGGGTGTAAAGCGTCGCGAGTTGCCGCAGATACGTGTCAGAAGCGGGATCAATGTCCAAGTATGTTTGAAACGCTGCCGACAGCTCGCGACGCTTCACATCCCACGAGCCGATCATGTTGCGCGGCG